TCCATCGTAAACTATGGTAACCTCGGAGGCCCGGGAAATCTTAGTATTAAATACCAGATTCCAGACGCGGTGTCCGTCTGCACCCGCAGGCATGGGAGCATACCCGGCCAGACAATAGGCGTATCCATAGAGGATCTCCGTGTCGGTCCCCGCCTTTTTAGCGTACACCCCGACTTCGGTCACAAGCACCTCATTGGCGAAGTCTTCATTGTCAATCTTGATGATCATGCAGTGGTTGTTTTCGCTGTTTACGAATGACCGCACGACATAAGCGTCTTCCTTGGGGGTGGCAAGCCCCGTCATGGTTCCAATAGATAAAACGGAGGCCGGTTTGCCCTCGCCAACCTCCGCTCTTGAAAATTCAATCGTGCCTTTTTCCGCAATAACCTCCGTCCGGAGACGGAGGCCGCTATCAGTGATATAAAACTCAGACCAGTAAGGCCCGCTGGGATTGGCCATAAAGTTATCCTCCATTCATGTATTGAGTAATGGTTTCCTCCACTACCCTGCCGCCGTAAAACAAGCTGGCGTCCAGCTCCCCGGACAGTTCCCCGGCAAAAGAGGGCAGCCGGTCAGTGACAAATTCATCCACCTTCACACCAGCCATATAAACCGCGCTGTCCATCCGCTCCGGGATGTTTATGTTGTCCTTCAGCCAGTCGGTGAGTTCATCCGCCATATGAGCGCCGGCGATAAAGATTTCACCACTGATGCTGGATTCCATGACAAACAGGTAATTGACCATGACACCCTCCGCGCGGGGAGCAAAATAGCCTTTGCTGATTAACTCAGCCTCAAAGAGATCCTCCACTCCGTGAAACTCCGCCAGAATGCTCATGTCCTGACGATCCAGTATCTTGATGCGGTATTCCCCGAAGATGCCCTCCCACAATTCAATAAGGCCCCGCATGGTGCCGTCCCATTGGTTGGTGCTGATCTGCGCCCTGATCAGTTTCCTGTAGCTTCCATCGTCCAATTTGCTCTCGGCATAGGAGGGGTTGAAGTCCAGCACCCGGTCAGCGCCGACGATCTGTCCAACGGTGTCCAATTGCTTTCCTACGGCAGTATCCAGATCAAAGGCGTTCAGGACAGCGACGTATAAATCATAGATGTCCTGGAGCTTGTCGAGGTAAGCGCCGACCATAGCCATGTATTTAGGCCGTATCCGGTGCTCAGATGTTATTTTTCCAAGATACCGGCTGTTGCCGTTGTATGCCTCCATACCCATCAGGACACCTCCACGGTGACATGGGTTGCAATGCCGCGGGTAACCTCATTAAACAGGATGGGGATGTCGGCCGGCGCCATGTTATCCTGGGACTTGCCGATCAGCAGCGCGCTTACGGAAAAGGAGGGATTTGTAATGTCCTTGGTGGCGGAAAGAATAGGAGAGTAGAGGGCGGATAGAACCAGATCAGAACCTATCTCCAGGCTGTTGAGGTACGCGGTGACATTCTCAATAATCTGGGCCTGCGTCTGGTTGACAAATCCGGCCTTTGGCGTGACCTTTACCGTCACATATACATCAATGTACCTGGGCCGGAAGAAGCGCATAGGCGGGCATTCCAAGGGATTCTGCTCCATTTCCTCTGTGACCGCCACCTGAATATCGCCGTAGGTGCCGCAGCCCGGTGTCTTGCGGTAATAGATTTCCTCCGCTATGGAGTAGTTTTCACCGCCCTCCACCACGGCGCAGATGGAGTGGCCGGGAATGCCGTGGCTGTCGGGGATATTGGTGTAGTTTTCGTACACCTTGTACCGGGTCACGTCCGGAAGCTCCGCAATGCCGCCGATGGTGCCCAAAAGCACCGTCCGGGAGGGACGGGCAACGCTGATGGTTTGCCTTGCCCGAAGCTCCGCGTCGGTTTCCGTTTCCTGGCCGGTATTGGCCTTGGCTTTGTTGGTGACGCATATCCACCCCTGTGTAGGGGTCATGATCCGGGTTATGGTTTCAGCATCGGCATAAATCCTGCCTTCCTTTTCACACATGGCCTCGGCATCAATTTCCCCTGAGGCCGGAATAGTGACCACGCCTGAAATAGCCCACAAATTTCCCGCCTTGTCCGCCGCCTTGCCGTTATAGATAATGGTGCCGGCTGTCCCTTGCAGCGTCAGTACGGCCAGACTGTGACCGGCCCGCTTGCGCCGGATGCCGTTGGCCTTTACCACCCCGTCCAATCCTCCGCCAGTGGCGGTACCCGGCCCCCGGTTATTGTATAAAAGAGCGCCCAGCATTTGAAGGTCAGCGTGCTTATCCGCTATGGCCGAGATCATCTGGTAATCCTGTGAATCGGTATCCAGATAGATGTCATCCCCATAAATGGCTTTCATGGTGGAGATCAGATCATCCCGGGTGTCGGCATAGGTGGATATATGCAACCCCGCCTCATCAATATAGGGCTTTACATAGGCCAAAGCACTCCCCCCCTTTCCTAAATTCTATAAAAGTGCAGCCCGTCAAAGCCGAGGGAGAAGGTTTCGCTGTCTTCGAACACCGTCTCCACCGACGCTGTATAGGCATATTTGCGTCTATCATGGTCAAGGGTGCTGGAAATATCGTAAACCCTTTTCACGCCAATAGTGCTGAGTATCCGTTCCGTTATGACCAGATCGGCGTCCTCCTGGTTGTTGAACTGTCCCAAAACCTCCTGAAAGAGGGGCAGCCCGTCGTCCAGGTCCTCCCACCACTCCCCGAGCAAAAGGTTGAGGTGGGTTACAATGGCCTGAACCACCGCCTCAGAGTCCGCATAAAAAGCGTCCCCCGGCTTTTGGCCGAGGGTGTAATCTAAATTATCATCCAGCTTGCGGTACTTCATATCATACCCCCTTAGAATAGGGTTCCATTGACATCCACAACACCGCTGGTCAGCTTGATCCGTGCTGCGGTCATATTGATTGTGGAACCCTCGAATCTCAAGTCCAGAGCCGCATCCGACAGGGTGATCTTGATGGGCTTATCCTTGTGGCGCATCTCCAGGTTATCCGGGTCATAGCCGGGGACCGGAGCATTGCCGGTGGAGATCCCCACTATGGCTATGGCGTCTGATAAATCGTGGTGCCGCACCTCCGCTTGTGCGCTCTCGGTTCCGGACTGCGCGAAGGCGTCAATGCAGCTGTCGGCAAAGATAAGAATACAGGCGTCACCGTCTTTTACCGGCAGCGTAACCGCATAATCGCCTCCCTGCGGAAACGCAACCGGCACATCGGAAATGACAGGCAGGGGGACAGATTTTTGCTTGCCGCCCTCTATGATGCTGTCATTGACGGCAGGCTTTACGGACGCGGTTTGTGACCCTGCGTCAAAGCTCACAACAATACCCGGCATAGCGACACGGATGGAGCTCATGATCTGCTGCTGCATCAGCTTGTAGGGGGTGCTTTCACCACCAAGAATTTCTGTTAAGGACGCCATAAATACACCTCACTTTATATAGTTATCCAGGCCCACAGGCTTTAGTCCGGGCTGGGGGATCCCCACAACATCGGTGTACCAGTCGTTGGCAAAGGTGTCCCCGGTATGGGTGACCTTGATGATCTTGTATATCCCTTCCCCCGGAAGATCGGCCACGGCTGCGGTATCCCCAACTTTTTTCATCTCCCTTTCCACAAACTCACTTTTAATATGCACAAGCTTATTCAGATTCAGGTTGGCCATCAGTAAGCACCGGGCTTCTATGCCGTCCTTGGTCTGTTTTGGAGAACCAATCAAGCCGCTGTCAGGGGTCAAGCTCACGATCCTGCCGTTGGGCGGGTCGTTGGCTTTTATCAGGCAAATCTTGCGGTCATTGATATAGAAGCGGCCTCCCTGTGACCGGGCCAGATTTTCAAGGACAGGGCCGGGTTGGCCGTGAACCACTTTGCCCCGGGGCAGCCTGGAATCCAACAGCTCCGGTGAGATATCCCCAAGGCTGATACCGGGATCGCCCTGGCCCACAAAGGTGTTTAAGAGGTCGCGGGTGCTCATGCCGGCGGCGTAGCTTTGGCTCAGGTGGGTGTTATTCAAAAAGACATCCCCATCCTTGGCCACCAAATCCAGTATCCGGGTAACGCCGTCCTCTTTGTAGTTCTGGAAGTCGATCAAATCCCCGTCAAAGATCATGCCGTAAGGCTCATTAATATACCCGGCTTCCAGCATGATGCGGCTGCCCTCTGCCACATTCTTTTTGACGCTGTTTTGGGATAGGTTGTAGACGGTGATTTCCCCCTGGTTTCCATCGTCGCCCAGGGTCTTGGCGATAACAAAGTGGATGTCCAGATTGGATACATCGATGCAGGTCGTACCGCCCTTAGAAATGAGTAGCCGCCATTTGCGGCCGTAGAGTTCACTCACCGTGTATCACTCCAAACCATCACAAATTCAGAGCCGAGATTATCGGCTGCCGGTTCCCCCTTGGCCATGCCTACAGGCACCATGACCGCCGCGCCAATACC